AAAGGAAAATATAAATTAATAACTACTTGGAAACAAGGATTTGAACAAATAAAAAGACAATGGAAAATAAGGTAGTTACGTTAAAAATAGAAAGCAATTTAAATAGTATAACTAAAGACGTTAAAAAATTAGGAAATACTTTTGAAGATACCGCTGACGAAATAAAAGGCATACAGCAATCAACTAAAAGTGCTGAATCAGGAGTTAAATCTTTAGCTGATGGATTTAAAGGAATGGGCTTAGCTATTAAAGCAATAGGTATTGGGTTAGTAATGGAAGCCTTTAATTTATTTAAAGAAGTCTTAGGTAAGAATCAAAAAGTAGTGGATGGTTTTAATACCGTTATTGGTGCTTTATCTATTGCGTTTAATGATTTGTTTGGTTTTGTTTTTGATAATTTCCCTACAGTAATTAAAATCTTTAAAGATGTATTTGAAAACCCTACTACCTATTTAAAAAAGTTTGGTGATTTAGTTAAAGAAAATTTAATTGAAAGATTTAATTCGTTTTTAGATACGATAGGTTACGTTGGTGAATCAATTAAAAAAGTATTTGAAGGTGATTTTGCAGGTGCTATGGAATCTGTAAAGAAAGCTGGAAAAGAATCTTTAGATGTTTTAACAGGTGTTAATAATTCATTTGATAGAGGTAAAAAAATAGTTGGTGATGCTGCTGATGCAATTGGTAACTATGCAATAAAAACTTTAAAAGCATCTGAAGCAAATATTAATTTACAAAATTCTGCTTTAATAGCTGCAGCTGAACAAGCTAAATTAGTTGAACAATATGATGCCGAAGCTGAAAAGTTAAGAAAGATTAGGGATAATGATTTATTATCAGTTAAAGATAGAATAAAAGCAAATGATGATTTAAAAAAGGTTTTAGAAAATCAATCAAATGCAATGAAATCTTTTGCTGCTAAACAAGAAGAAGCAGCACAGGCAACATATAATTTAAATAAATCTACTGAAAATCAAGTTGCATTAATAAACGCACAAGGAAACGCTTTAGGTGTTGTAGCACAAATAGAAGGATTAACAAGTGAACAAGAAGCTAATAGGGTATCACTAAAAAAAGAATTAAATGAATTAGACCAAACCAAATTAGAGAATATAAATGCTTTAACAATTGAGCAAAATAAATTTAATGAAACATTAGAAAATGATGAATTAAAAAAACTTGAAAATCAAAGATTAAATTTAGAAGAAGAAAAAAGAATTGAACTTTTAAGATTACAAGATAAAATAAATAAAGCTGCTGAGGGTACAAAAGCAAAATTAGATGCTGAAAATGAATATGCAATTAAAACTCAGGAAATTGATAACGCTTTAACAACTAATAAAAAAGCTATTGCTGATGAAGAAATAAAAATTGAAAAAGCAAAAGCCGACCAAAAGAAAGCTATACAAGATGCTGAATTTGCTTTAGCATCAGGAGCTGTTAATTTTTTAAAAGAAATTGGTGGCAAAAGTAAAGCTATTCAAAAAGCGGCTATTATTGCTGAAAATGCAATAGGTATAGGTAAAATGATTATTGCTAATAACGCTGCTAATATTGGTGCGTTAGCAACACCGCAAGCAATTGCATCAAGTGGAGTTTCTGCTATTCCTGTTATAGCAATGAATAATATCACAACTGCATTAGGTGTGGCAACTACAATAGCTGCAACTGCAAAAGCATTAAGTGCTGTTGGTGGTGGTTCTGCAGGTAGTGCTGGTTCTGTTGGTGGTGGTGGTATGTCTGCTCCTGCTGCTCCTTCATTCAACGTAGTAGGTGCTTCATCAACAAATCAATTAGCACAAACAATCGGTTTACAACAACAACAACCTATTAAGGCTTATGTAGTAGCGAATGATGTAACAACTCAACAAGGCTTAGATAGAAATATAGTACAATCAGCAAGTATTGGATAATTAAAACAAATAAAAATTAAATTAATTATAATTAAAAAAATATAAGATGCGAATAGTAGAATTAATAATAGACGAAAACGAAAAGTTAAGTGGAATAGATGCAGTTTCAATTGTAGAATTTCCTGCAATAGAATCTAACTTTATTGCATTAAGCGAACATTTAGAACTTGCAAAAGTAGATGATGAAAAAAAGATTTTAATGGGTGCTGCATTAATACCAAATAAAAACATTTACAGAAGAAATGGAAATGATGAATATTATATTTTCTTTTCAGAAGATACAGTTAGAAAAGCAAGTGAATTGTTTTTAATGAATTCAAATCAAAACAACGCTACATTAGAACACGAAAAGAAACTAAAGGATTTAACTGTAGTTGAATCTTGGATAGTTGAAGATGTAGATATGGATAAATCTAAAAAGTATGGCTTAAATGCACCCGTAGGCACTTGGATGGTATCTATGAAAGTTAATAATGATGCTATATGGAATGACTTTGTAAAAACAGGTAAGGTTAAAGGCTTCAGCATCGAAGGATATTTTAGCGACAAATTAGAAATGAGTTTAAATTTAAATAAAAAAGAAATGGAAAAAAATGTTATGATTGAAAAGATTAAATCTTTAATTGAAAAAAGCGAATTAAAGAATCAAAAAGTTGATTTAGCTTCTATTAAAATATTAGATATTTTTATTAAAGATATAAAACAAAATCAAAAAGCTGCAGAATCACAAGGTGCTATTCTTGGAAAATCGCTTGGACAAGCTGAAATGGAAAAAAGAAAGTTTCAAGATATTATTAAAAGTATGAAATCAGGTGCGTTTCTTGGAGCTAAAAATGCAGTAGATGAATTTCTTTCTAAAGCTAAAGAATTAGGTATTGATGCTTCAGGTACTCCACAAATAAAAGAAATTGAAAAACTAATAGCTTCTACAAAAGAATATGATGCTTTTGAAAAAAGTATTGGTACAATTCCACAAGTATAAATAAATAATGCTGAAATTAATAAATAAAATTATGGGAAATAAAACAAGTTCACCAAAAGGTGGTAAAAGAGGTTGCGTATGTAAAGACGGAACATACAGTTCAAAATGTTGTAACGGTGAGTTACCAGAACAGGGAATTGGAAGTACCACAAATCAACAAGTTGTTGTAACAACTAATACAGATAATACAAGAACTATAACTAATGTAAGTTCGTAATTTATAACAAATATAAATAAAAGTAATTAATAAAAAAAAAGTAATATGACAACTGAAAAATTAGTAATGAATTCTTTGTTTGGTAAAACAGAATTAGCAAGCCAAAAAATAGAACTTGGGGTAGTTGATGACATAGTAAAAGAAAAAGAAAAATATTCTAAATCCGTAATGGCTGGAAATTCTAAATCAAATTCAGTAGTGGATAATGCTAAAGCGGCTATTTCTTTATATCAACAAGCTATTAAAGATTATACTTTTATAATAAACCAAGTTAATGCAGTTAAAAAACAGGCTGCTCAATTAGGTTTTGATATACCGCCTAAAATTAATCAAGTAGAACAAGAGGTAAATAGTTCTTTAGCATATATGGATAAAAGAATTAAAGCGTTAACTTCTGCTACAAGTGTAACTTCTTAAATAAGTAAATATGAATGTAATTAATGAAATTAAAACGCTTTTGGGAATGGAGATAAAACTTGCTCAAATGAAACTTAAAGATGGTGTTACAGTAATCGAAGCAGATGCTTTTGAAGCTGAACAAGCTGTTTTTATAGTAAACGGTGAAGAACGTATTGCAATGCCTGTTGGTGAATACGAACTTGAAGATGGAATGATTTTAGTAGTAGCCGTTGAAGGTATTATTGCTGAAATTAAAGAACCTGCAGTTGAAGAAGAAGAAGCACCTGAAGCAGAAGAAGAAGTTGAGGTTGAAGCACAAGCTGAAACAGTTGCAACTCCTAAAAGAATTGTTGAATCAGTTTCTAAAGAAATGTTCTTTGCTGAAATTGAAAAACTAAGAACTGAAATTGCTGAATTAAAATCAGTAAAACAAGAATTAAGTTCAGAAGTTGTTGTTGAACCATTAACACATTCTCCTGAAGTTAAAAATGAAGTTAAACTAAATAAAATATCAACTAACCGCCAAATGACGACACAAGATATCGTTATGGCAAAACTTTTTAATTAATAAATTATGGCTACTACAACTAATGTGACGACTACGTATGCTGGAGAATTTGCTGGAAAATACATTTCTGCTGCATTATTATCAGGTTCTACTATTGCAAATGGTGGAATCGAAGTTAAACCAAATGTAAAATACAAAGAGGTTATCAAAAAAATTGCAACTGATTCAATCGTTGCTAATGCTTCTTGTGATTTTACTGCAACTTCTACAGTTACTTTAACTGAAAGAATACTTGCTCCTGAGGAATTCCAAGTAAATCTTGAATTCTGTAAAAAAACGTTTAAATCGGATTGGGAAGCAGTTCAAATGGGATATTCTGCATTTGACAACTTGCCTCCTGCTTTTGCTGATTTTATTTTAGCACACGTTGTTGCTAAAGTTGCAGAGAAAATGGAAAACAATATCTGGAAAGGTGCTAATGCTACTGCAGGTGAATTTGATGGACTTGTAACATTGGCTACTGCTGATGCTGGAGTTATTGATGTAGCTTCTCCTGTTGCTGGTGGAATTACTGCTGCTAACGTAATTGCTGAACTTGGTAAACTTGTTGATGCTATTCCTGCTTCACTTTACGGAAAAGAAGATTTATATCTTTATATTTCACAATCTGTAGCTCGTGATTATGTTCGTGCTCTTGGTGGTTTTGGTGCAAGTGGATTAGGTGCTAACGGTACAAACGCACAGGGAACACAATGGTTCAACAATGGTTCACTTTCTTTTGATGGTGTTAAAATCTTTGTTGCAAACGGATTGGCTAACGATTATATGATGGCTGCTCAAAAATCTAACTTATATTTCGGAACAGGTTTATTAGCTGACCACAATGAAGTTAAATTAATTGACCTTGCTGATATTGACGGTTCAGAAAATGTAAGAGTTGTAATGAGATTTACAGCTGGTGTTCAATACGGAATCAGTTCTGAAATTGTTCTTTACACACCTGCAGCATAATTATAAAATAAAGGGTAGGTAATATTATCTACCCTTTTTTATTAACTTTAAAATATATAGACTATGCCTTGTGATATTTCTTTGGGACGTGCTGAACAATGCAAAAATTCAGTAGGTGGATTAAAAGCTGTATACTTCATTAATTGGGGTGATGCAACAACGGTAACTTATTCTGCAACTGCAGGACAAGAAGATGTTATAACTGCTTTAGGTGGAACTCCTATTGGTTATAAATATGAATTGAAGGGAACTTCAACTTTTGAACAAACTGTAACAAGTTCAAGAGAAAACGGAACTACATTTGTAGACCAAAAATTAAGTTTAAGTTTAGCTAAAT